CCGAAAGCCCATGTCCAGCGGTTCGCAAGGGCCCGCGCCAGCCTGCGGGAACGGGCCTTGCGGTTCCTCCCTGACATGAGGCGCCTGATCGATTCCATCGCTGCACCGGTCACTCCAAGCGCCTGGCGCCAATGGGTGACCGTCACCGAGGAGTCCATCGGCCACGGTTGGGTTCGATGCACCATGACCGGGCTCCCGGGTGAGCCCATCGTCTGGACCGCCCCTTATCCCCATGCCCCCTACCGCCCATGGGTGCCACGACGCATGCGAAAGGGATCTGACCGATGAGCATCCTGGAGGACGCCACAGCCCGCGCCCGGGCCATCCTTGCCCCGGTTGCGGGGATGGACCGAGAGGCAACCATCCAGATCCTGGGCTCCCGCCTGGACCTGTTCGCGGCCTCTGCCTTGAAGATCCGGACCAAGGACGGCGGAAGCCTGGTGCCCTTCGCCGTGAACCCCATTCAGGCCGACTACCTGCGGACCCTCCGGCGTCGGCATGCCGTGACCAAGGGAGTCGATGTCTTCAGGGGTATCCGGGACGCCATCGTCAAGCCCCGCCAGCTCGGCTTCTCCACTCTGATCGCCGCCCTCTACTTCCTGGACGGCATCCGCAACCCGGGCAGGGTCACGGTCGTCCTGAGCCATGACAAGGGCATCTCGGAGATCCTGCTGGAGACCTATCGCCTCTACTTCGAGCATCTTCCGGCCAGCATCAAAGAGAACCTGCGGCTGAAGTCCGACTCGAAATATGAATTCGAGGTGCTGTTCCCCGGCGACCAGCTCGCCAACCCGCCCAGCAAATTCATCATCGACACCGAGGCTGGCCATCCCTGGCGCGGTGGCGTGATTCATAACCTCCATGGCTCCGAAGCTGCGTTCTACAAGGACTTCCCCAGCTTTCTGGCCAGCTACGTCCAGGGCGTGGGCGCGGACGGCAACATCCTGCTGGAAACGACAGCAAATGGCCAAAACGACTACTACCGCCTGGTCATGAAGGCCATGGAGGGCGAGGGGAAGTGGTCGGTGATCTACTACCCCTGGTTCCGGCACCCTGAATACCGCTCCGACTGGTCCCGGGAGACGCTCCCCATTCAGCGGCGATCCGACATGCCCCGGGGACAGGAGGACGACTCCGAGGAGGGCCTGATGGAGCGGGAGGGGCTAGACCTCGCCCAGATCGCATGGCGCCGGGGCAAGCGCGGTGAGCTGGGCGACCTGTTCGCTCAGGAGTACCCAGAAAGCCTCCTCGGCGCCTTCCTGAGCACCGGGCGCCCCTTCTTCGATCCCAGGGTCGTCAATGCCCAGATGGAGATCGCCCGAAAGCTCCCCGCGCCCCAGTCGCCCAGGGCATCGGTTTTCCTGTGGGAAGACCCCATCCCTGGCGAGCAATACCTGATCTCCGCTGACGTGGCGGAAGGCAAAGACGCAGGGACCACCGATGTCACCGATCCCGAGCGTGGCGGCAGCGACTTCTGCCATGGCTGGATCATCAACGTTCGGAGCCTGAAGGCTGTCGGCTGCGTCCGGGGCCGGATCACCCCCATCGAGTTCGCCCGCGTCCTCATGGGCGCCGGCCGCCTTTTCAATTGGGCCACCCTGGCCATCGAGCGGAACAACCATGGGCATTCGGTCCTGAACACACTGGAGACCTCCCAGTATCCCCAGGTCTATCGGCACCTGGAGTATGACCAGGGCGGCACCATCGCCTATCTGCGGCCTGGCTTCCCCACCGATCCCAAGACCAGGCCCCAGATCGTGGACGCCCTGGATACGGCCATTCGCTCCGATTCCCTGATCTGCCATGACCCCGGGTTCTGGCGGGAGTGCTCCACCTTCCAGCGGGGCCCGTCCGGTAAACCCGAGGCCCTCCCTGGCTGCCATGACGACCGCGTAATCAGCATGGCCATCGGGATCTACCTCTGCACCCTGGGGCGCAATGCCTGGGGTGTGGGGCCGCTGCCGTACGCCGATGCTGCCGGCTTCGTCCACGGCAAGGTCGCGGCCTCTCCTGCCCCGGTCAAGGTCGCCGCCCCGCCTGCGGGTGTCGGGACCGAGCCCACGATCTGGGATGAGCTGACCAGGCAGAAGGCGGAAATCAGACGAAACCAGTGCGCGTCCTGCCAGTCCTACCCGTCCTCCATGCCGGTAGAGGGGAAATGCGCCGTCCACCACTTCATGTGCAAGGCGGCCGATCCCGGCTGCACCTGGTATTACCCACGCGAAACCGCAGGGGGTATCGAGGACATCCCTCCCATCTCGGGTGAGTCTGGCTGGTGATGAGCGACTTTGCCTTCTCCCCTGTTAACGGTGGCGCCTTCGCCCATCTCGGGACGGCTGCGGCCATCGCCCACAACCCTGCGGCACCACCCGATGAACAGGCTGACGCTGGGCGCGAGATGATGAAGGCATACGGCCAGGAATCGGTGCATCCGGACCTCCTGGGCATGGTCGGCGAGTGGGTCAAGCTGAAGCAGGCCGAGCATGTGGCATCCCGCATGGTCGCCAAGGCATTGACCTATCAGACCCCGGGCAGTGATGACCCGAAGGCCCGGGTCACCCCCTTCCTGAACAGCTACGGCGGCGGGAGCGGCGGGGTCTACATCCCCAAGCCGGGCCTCCCCTTCGTGGCCCTCAAGCAGCTCGCCAAGCGAATCGAGGTTATCCAGGCCATCCACCGGACCCGCAAGCGGCAGCTCATGGCCTTCTCGAATCCGTCCATCAAGGACGATGCCATGGGGTGGCGCATCATGCCGGCCGACCCCAATGCCGAGCTGGATGACGACCACCGAGCCTACATGCACTGGCTCACCCAGTTCCTGGCCTGTGGTGGCCGCGAATTCGATGCCCTGGAACGGCGCCGGCTGGGACGGGAAGCCTTCCCGATCTTCCTCCGCAAGCTGTGCGACGACTCCCTGACCTATGACCATGTGGCAATCGAAACCGTCCCCCTGCGCGGGGCCAAGGGGATCGATTCCTTCTTCGTTCGGGACAGCTCCGGCTTCTACTTCCGGAACCGCGATGCCGGCCCCGATGGGACGGTGCCCGACACCTTCCTGGTCCAGGAGACGGACCCAGGGACGATCATCGAATTCACATGGGAACAGGCGTCCGTCTTCCAGCGGAACCCGCAGACCGACCTGGAATGGTGCGGCTATGGGCTCAGTGAGATGGAATCCAGCATCGAGACCATCTCCAATTTTCTCCAGGCGATCAGCTACACCCGGGAGGGGATCGACAACAACGCCATCCCCCGTGGCCTCATGGTGCTGTCCGGGAACTACGACCAGACCCAGGCCCAGGCGTTCAATGCCATGTGGCAGGCCAAGATCCGTGGCGTGGGCAATTCGTTCGGCATGCCGGTGATGTTCAGCCGTGGCCAGAATGCTGCCGCCCAGTATATCCAGACCGGTGTGCCATTCAGCGAGATGGCCTTCGCCAAGTGGATCAGTCTCCAGACCGCCATTGCCTGCTCGATCTACGGCATGGACCCGGCTGAGATTGGCATGGAGTCCTTCAGCCCAGAGAAGTCGTCAATGGCTGGCGACGACACCTCCGAGCGGCTCGCGGCGGCCAAGGACAAGGGGCAGCGGCCCTTTTTCAGCGACATCGCCGCGCATGTGACCACGGACCTGGTGAACCGGTTCGCCGGCTGGTGCCGGTTCGGATTCACTGGCCTCCAGGCCGAGGATGAGAAGTGGAAGGCCATGGAGCGGGCCCGGATGAGCACCATTGATGAGCACCGGGCCTCGCTCGGCATGGATGCGCACCCGATCCCATCCATCGGTGCCCTTCCGGCTGACGCGGGGATCCTCCAGGCCGAGTTCCAGCGGTATTCGGCCATGATCACCCTGGATGAGGCTCGCAAGATTTGGGGCGGCCTGGATGCCTTCCCTGATCCCAAGCTCGGCATCACCCTGATCAATGCATCCCTCCAGGCGGCCCAGCAGCAGGCCATGAATCCCCAGCCCCAGGAAGGCCCTGGTGGCCCCGAGGGTGCCGATGGGCAGGATGGTGGCGGGGATGGCGGAATGGACGCCCAGGATGCCCCCGCCGGCCCTCCGCAGGGTTTCGGCGCCGAAGTATCCGACCGGCTCCATTCACTCAATGGGAGCGGGGAGGATGAATGACCCGCTTCCCCGATCCTGATCCCCGCACCACAACTCCGAATGACCTCCGGCTGGGCCGTCCCATCCTGAAGGCCATCGGCCGGCACCAGGCCGGCACCCCAGCCACAGAGCGACCGTTCTGGGGACCGAACCCGGATCCCGATGTGACCCTGATCGAGAATGACCTGACCGCCTGGGGCCAGGATTTCCTTGCCGGCCTCCTTTCGGCCTCCCTGGGGAAGAAGGTCTCCCCGCGCCAGATCATCAAGGCTGGGTTCGTGCCCATGAATGCTCGGGTGAGCGGCTGGGGCAAGATCATGGACCTGTTCTCCACCCGCAAGGATCCCGCCGACCTCATGGACGGCTGGGGCAAGGTGATCGACAAGATCATGCAGGCCATGACCCCTGCCGGAAACGCTGAAGCTGCCGCCCAGGCCCTGGCCATCCGGTCCCACCTCCTGTTTGAGGTCGGGAAGAAAGTCGGCCTCCCGCCGGTCCTCCCGGACTGGATGAAGGCGTACGACATCGCCGGGCCCTCCCAGAAGCAGTCCATGGAGTGGACCAAGGCCCGAGGCATGGAATACGCCAGCAACCTGACCTCCGAGGCCCGCCACGCCCTGGTGACCGAGCTGGTGACCTCCAAGCAAGCCGGAGAAGGCCCCTGGAAGCTGGAGCGGCGCCTCCTGGACCGGTTCGGCCAGCTCAACCGGGACTGGCGCAGGATCGCCCTGACCGAGTCTGCCTTCGCCGTCCAGAATGGCGCCCTGGCCAGTGTGGACCCCTCCGAGGGCTGGATCGCTACCTGGATCGCAGCCCCGGATGCCTGCCCCTACTGTCTGGCGCAG